AACGGGACGCAAGAGGCGGGACGCGTTACACCGAAGTGGTACGAAGTCATTTCGGGGTGACTTCACCAGACGCACGGCTCCAGAGGCCCGAATATTTAGGTGGGGGCACGTCAAGAATTATCGTGAACGTGGTCCCGCAAACATCATCAACGGATGTAAATGGCGCGCACGGAGATACCGGCGCGTACGTGACAGCAGCAAACACCCTGAGAGGGTGGACGAAGAGTTTCACGGAACATTGCATTATTATGGGTCTCGTGTCGGTGCGGGCGGACCTGAATTATCAGCAGGGCCTCGAACGAATGTTCTCACGGAGCACTCGGTTCGACTTCTATTGGCCCTCATTCGCCCATCTGGGCGAGCAAGCCGTTCTTAACAAGGAGATATTCATGGACGGCTCAGCAAACGACGATCTGGTGTTCGGGTACCAGGCGAGGTACGACGAGTACCGGTACAAGCCGAGCAAGATCACGGGCAAAATGCGAAGCAATGAACCTGCAGGCGGCGGAGGAAGTCTGGATACGTGGCACCTGGCACAAGACTTCGCATCCCTGCCGCTGCTGAATGATACGTTCATGCAGGACAATCCGCCGGTCGACCGCGTGATTGCGGTCACTACAGAGCCGCACTTCCTGTTCGACGGCTTCTTTCAGTACAAGTGTGTACGGGCGATGCCGACGTATGGTGTCCCCGGAATGGTGGATCACTTCTAATGTCGTTCGGGCTCGAAGGCATAACAGGTGGCGCATTCTCACTGATCGCGGCTAAGGAGCAGCGGAAGTTCATTAAGAAGATGCGCGAGACGGCGTATCAAACAACAATGGAGGACATGAGGAAAGCGGGTTTAAACCCGATCCTCGCGTACCGTCAGGGTCCGACGACAGCGGGCCAGGCGTAGCAAGCGATGACGCCCAAGATGGGCTTCGATATTATGGGCCCGCTGGCACAGCGAAAGCAGGCAGCCTCGGCAGAAGAGCTGCGTGCAAAACAAGGAGAGATGTTCGATACACAAAAAGATCTGGCGGCACAGAGTGCGGAAAGTGTGCGACTGGAAAACGTGTTGGCTGCAGAGAGAGCCCGGTGGGCGATGACTCCGGAAGGTAAGGCAGCAATTCACGGAAAGATGATTGGAGGGGTATGGGGTCCCCCGGCGGCAGCAGCGTTAGCGGTGGCGGAAGATAGCCTGAAGGGTCCGCCGCGGGCTCCGGACTGGCTGAAGATTTATGGGCCAGGCCAAAAACCGAAGTACGATACTGCACCGAAGGAGAAGTAAATGGAAGAGCGCATTATGCGCGCAAGACATGAGAGAACTCGGACGAGGACAGTAGTCGGCGAAAGGAGCCGAACGAAGCAGTCGTTCAAGAAGGACTGCGACATCAATACAATCGTGAAACGGCATCAAAAGACAGGGACCTGGGATCACCTGGCTAAGTTTGCGCCGAACTACGGCGACTTCTCGCAAGCACAGGATCTGCACGCAGCCATGGATCAGGTGATGGCTGCGCAGGAGGAATTCGGCCGGTTGCCGGCGGATGTCCGGAACCTGTGCGACAACAATCCAGAAATACTACTGAGGGCTTTAGGGAGCCCGGAAGAAACCGCGGCGTTGTACGACGCGGGTCTGCCGATGGCAGACAACTTCGAGCCTTGGCGAGAAGAGGAAGAACCGGAGCGAAAGCCGGAGGCGGAGGAAGCGCAGGAAAAACCACCCGAAATATCGGGTGGGAAATAAACCCACTTATGTACTACTAGATGTAATAAGTGGGACTGACACCCAAAGGGGGGCAGTACCAAATGGCGTACGGTAGAAGGCGGAGGATGCGCAAGGGGAAGAGCAGACGGAACTTCCGTCGTGGAGCTCGGACCCAACGGAAAAACACCAGACAGAGGCCTATGCGTGGCGGCTGGAGGCTGTAAAAGAATGGCCTGTACCAGGCCGCTGCATGGCTACAAGGCACCCGGGGGAAAAATCACATTCCAGCCCAAGGTGGGGTACACGGACTTAAAGAGGGTCAGTGTAAAGTGTGGTCAATGCCTCGGGTGCCGTCTGGAACGGAAACGTGGCTGGGCGATACGTGCGGTGCACGAGGCCCAAATGCACGAGGAAAATAGCTTCCTAACGCTAACGTACGACAATGCGCACCTGCCGGAGGACAGAAGTGTCCGGGTCAAGGACTGGCAGGACTTCGCGAAGCGAGTGCGCAAAAATAAAGGCCCGTTCAGGTTCTTTCACTGCGGAGAATATGGTCAGGAGAATCTCCGGCCTCACTACCACGCGTGCATGTTCGGACATGACTTTCACAACGATCGGACCATGCATACGCAGAAAGGGGGGCACCCCCTGTGGATTTCTTCAGAATTATCCGGATTGTGGCAAAATGGTTTCTGCACAATTGGAAAGCTATCCTTCGACTCAGCAGCCTACGTAGCAGGGTACTGCGTAAAGGCGCAGACAGGAGAGAAGCAGAAAGAATCGCTGGAGCGAGTAGACTTCGCGACAGGAGAAGTGACCGTCGTAAAAGCGGAGTACGCGACGATGAGTCGGAATAAGGGCCTGGGGTACGCGTGGTATCAGAAATTCAAAAGTGACGTGTACCCAGACGACTTCGTCGTCATGAAAGGACAAAAGTTCAGACCTCCTGCGTACTACGATACGCTATTGGAACAGGAGGACCCCCAGGAATGGGAAAGGATTCGCAACGCGAGACAGGACTTCGTCAAAAATAACGAGGACTATCAGAGTCCTCAACGTCTCCAGGCAAAGGAGACAGTACTCGCAGCAAAAGTGGGAAATATAAGTAAACCCCTATAGGGAAACTAAAGGAGAGAAAAAAGAAAAAGTGGCAGGACGTGAGGAATAAGCAACTAAGAACTAAAACTAGAAAATCAAAAGATAACAAAGAGGAAAAACTCAATGGAAAAAACACCACTCTTCTGCGTGTACGACAACAAGGTAGAAGGGTATCTACCGCCATTCACAGCGATGAACAGAGCGGTGGCCGTGAGAATGTTCGAGTCGGCAGTGATGAAAACAGGGACGGACTTCAACGATCACGCGGAGGACTACTCGCTCTGGGAGACGGGAGTCTTCGATCCGTCGACCGGGTTGAGCGGTCCGCGGGAGTCCGGACAAAAACAACAAGTGGTGGAAGCTCACCACATAATCGCAAAATATAGGAACCAGGGGGACGAAAGTGGCGCGGTATAGCAAGCGAGGGAAACACCGAGCAGTAAGAGGTCACAATGTTGACCGTCAAACAAGATTCGCGACGATTCCCTCGGTAAGTACGCCGAGGTCGGTCTTCGACCGATCGTGCGGAGTCAAGACCACTTTCGATGCAGGGCAGCTGATCCCGATCTTCGTGGACGAAGCGTTACCGGGCGATACAATGAGCATGCAGCTGGCGATGTTCGCGCGGATGGCAACGCCGCTGCATCCTATCATCGATAATATGCACCTCGACGTGTTCTTCTTCGCGGTGCCACTGCGCATCATCTGGGACAATTTCGTCCGGATGATGGGAGAGCAAAAGAGTCCAGCGGACTCAACGGACTTCACGGTCCCAATTACAACGAAAGGAACACCTGGGTATACGAATCAAACGCTGGAGGACTACTTCGGGATCCCGACGCACGAGTTTCCGATCGTGCATTCAGCTCTGTTCGGAAGGGCTTACGGAAAAATCTGGGATGATTGGTTCCGGTCGGAGGACTTGCAGGATGCATTCGAGGGTCCGACGGGGGATGGACCGGATAGTCCGGGGACATTCGTAATCGTGAACAGAGGGAAGCGGCACGACTATTTCACGTCGTGTTTGCCGTTCCCGCAAAAGGGAGATCCTGTACAGCTCCCAATAGGTACCTCGGCCCCAGTAATGGGGATCGTGGACCAACAACCGACGATGATAAGCGTCGGAAAAACAACGCCGACAGGAGGTATAGAGACGCAAGGGACCCAGAATTTGATTCTGGGTACGGCGCTAGATGCTGACACGGCGGTGTACTTCGACGATCCGGGTCTCGTTGCGGATCTGTCGAGTGCGACAGCATCAACAATCAATCAAATTCGGGAAGCGTTCCAGATTCAGAAGTTGTTCGAACGGGACGCAAGAGGCGGGACGCGTTACACCGAAGTGGTACGAAGTCATTTCGGGGTGACTTCACCAGACGCACGGCTCCAGAGGCCCGAATATTTAGGTGGGGGCACGTCAAGAATTATCGTGAACGTGGTCCCGCAAACAT